TGCCGTACCCTCTGGAAACTAGAGCACGCTCTACAACTAACGTTGCTTGGCTCCATTATAACTTCGTGGAACTTCGTGTCTATCTGTGTTACTCCGCTCATTCCCGCGCCTCCGCGTCGGGGTGGATCATAATACCACTGGCTTAAACACTAGCGTTCCGTCTTTCTTTACTTCAAGCGAGAACCACCCGTTAGAAGTTTTGGGAACGTGTATCACGTTCTCGTTATGCGATGCGGTTCTAACTTTGTAGAGATCCTTTTCCATAATCTTCTATTGATTCCATAGATGTTAAAGGTTTCTAAATTGAAGTAGTTTCCTCGAAGCATCTTCAGCACCATAACCCACAATCACCTTATGGCCGATACCTTCAAGGTACTTGTGGATATGCGTCTGTTCAAACGATACCACTCCACCACTTTTCTTTTTCATTTCAACCCAGCAGGACCACAACGGTATAAATAAATCGGGGACTCCTGCAACAACGCCTTCGTCTTTAAGTTTCTTTCCTGTTACAATATGTCTGGCTCCACCATTGGGTATATGAAAAATCAATACTCCTGGAAATCTGCTTCGGAACCATCGGACGAATCCGATCTGTTCCATACTTTCAGTCGATTGTGTTTTGTATTGCGTCTGCTCTTGCAAATTTAACACCTACTATTTCGTGAAACTTTCCTCTTGGCTTTACCGATATCCCGATTGGCTTTTTCCAGTAACTCCATTCTTTTAAAGCATTGTCAACATTGGTTGCTTTACCACCAAACCTTTGAACAACGGCAACAGACTTTTCACTTGCATATCCTCCGTGGTCCAATGCTAACCACATACAATATTCTTTATCCATTTTATCATAGAAAGACAATTTAAGGCTATCGGGTTTCCCTGGCTTCTTATGCCTTCCAACATAGAAGTCTACAATATCAATAAGCGTTACCTGCCCAGACATTACAGCCCCGTTATATGCCGTGTCACTATGAGGAGCAATGACAGGGAACACATAACCACATGCGGGACATTGCAATACTCGGATATTAACAATCACTTTACAGTTGGGGCATTCCTTTACTGGATCTGTTTTCTTCGGATCTCCAAACGCCGTCTTTCTATGTATAGGATCAATCTCATCAATAACTCCGTGCTCTACAACGTTCCCTCCGAAATCAAGAAGCAAGCAGTTTTCTTTTTCGGTATATGGACGCATCCCGCGTCCAACCATCTGTACAAACTTACATGTACTTTTCGTGCTCGTAAGCAATGCAATTAAATCGCAACGCGGGTTGTTGAATCCTTTTGTTAGAACTCCGATATTAACTACGCATCTAAGCTTACCATTCTTAAACGAGTCAAGTATTTTATCCCGTTCTAATCGTGGTGTCTTCCCGGTAACAACCTCACATTCGATATCGAATTCTTGTATTGCCTTGGCAACATTTTTTGCGTGGTCAACCCCCGCCGCAAATATCAACCATGCTTTACGGTCAGTTCCAAAAGATACAATCTCTGCAACAGCAGACTTAACTAATTCCGGGTCGTCTGCTGCACGGGCAAGTTCGTTTGCTTTATATTCTCCTGCCTGAAGATGAACACCACGCAAATCTATTTTCTTAACACCACCTTTACTTATTACTGGGACCAGATACTTTTCTTTTATAAGTTTCTTCATCTCTACGTTGTAAGCAATGCCATCGAATAGAGCATCTTCACCTTCATGTAACATACCGCTATCAAGACGGTATGGTGTGGCAGAGCATCCCCAGATACACGTATCTGGATTTGCCATATGAAGATTTGAAAAGAACGTCTGGTATCTACTATCTGATGATCTGCCAATCATATGACATTCATCTACGATAACAATATCAACCCGTCCAAAATCAAACACCTTGTCGTATACTGATTGGATACCAGCAAACAAAATCTGTGCCCGGGTATCACGTCTCCCAAGACCGGCAGAATACGCGCCGGTATCTGCTTGCGGCCACAACTCTTTTAATTCCCGTTCGTTTTGTGAAATAAGTTCTTTCACGTCGGTTACAATCATTATCCTTACTTTGGGTGTTTCAGTACAGACGCGCCTACAAAATTCAGCAATAATTAAACTCTTGCCGCTCCCGGTTGGAGCAACTACGATTGGTGCCTTTCCTTTGTCAGTTTCAAAATAATGTAACAATGCTTTTATTGCTTCTTCTTGGTAATCCCTGAGAACAAACATTTCAAACAAGACTCCTGATAAGATCGTCGGTATCGACGGTTGGATATGATTCTGGATCTATTACTTCGCCAACCCATTCATACCATTTTAAAGTTTTATGAATATCAAGAAATTCTTCCGTTCCAACGTCAATGCGATTATATAGATTTAATTCAAACCATTCAGAATCGTTTAAGTTGGAAGACCCAACACTAAATATACCATTAGACGTTAGAATGCATTTAGAATGAAATTCGTTGACTCCAACGAATTTGATATTTTTAAATTGTCTTGCGGTTTCAATAACAACTGGGGATATGACATTTCCATAACCAACAACAACCGTTGTTTTACAAACGTCTGAACTATCGTTGAGATAATCTAATAATCGAAACGAAGTACAAATAGATTTTAAATCTCCATTCCTATTGATTCCACACCACAAACCAAACGTGGTTATAAAAACCTCGTATGGCAATTCATAAAAAATGTCTCTAAAAAATTGAGAATATAATTCCTTTGAACTTTTCAATATCATCATATCTCAATTTCACCACTCTGTAACTTATCAAGCGTCTCCTGTAAGTCACGGCTTAATATTGCTCCCGGCCCGTTCTCAACTCCACCGTAATATGTTATCGTTCCTTTATCTGCATCGGCATCTATCTGTTCTAACGGAACGAGTGCCGGTATGAATATGTGGTGCATACACCCGTCTCTCTGCTTCTGACGGTTTATCTTTGAGTTGTCTCTTCCGCATGACCAACCACCAGTTGGTAACGGATCTGCATATGCACACGTTCTGCATGAAACCAACGGAAGCTGCTTAAAGAAACACAATCCTTTATGAACACAGAATTTACATCTGTAATCCGAAATAACATCTGCTATGCGTTCGCATGGGTTATCAGAAAAGATAATACGCTCTGCTTTTGTTTCGAGTATCTTTACAAACTCTTTATTGAGTTTAATCCGTTCTCCATAAATGTCATCGGTTTCCTTTGCAACGCATAAATAGTAAGCGCGTTCTAACCCAGCCCATTTAATATACTGCTGGACCTGAGCATAGTGTTCTGGTTTTGTCTTTTCGATTCCGTCTTTACAAAGTGCTTTGAATGTCTTGGTGTTGGCAGTCTTACATTCAATTACATGGTATGCTTTGCTTTCTTCAAACCCCTGCGCGATACCATCAAGGCTTCCGGAATAATGACCACCGAACATTTCATAATTGATTTGTCGCTGCGTGTCTGGGTCTTCGGAATAAACCGTTATTCCGGATTTGCGTAAGTTATCAATAATCCTTAATTCTTCACGAAGTCCGGTTTCAAATAACCGTAACATTCTTTGTGAGAAGTCTGGGTTCGTAGCCCAACGGAATGTATACCATAACGACCGCTCGCATTGAGTACCAATCAGAGATGCCCCCAGATGGTCTCGCCTCCAATCTCCTTGGTGGTATGTTCCATATATCTTTTCGATTGTAGGTAAAATGGTAAGTGGTAGTGCTGCCAACGGAATCACCAAGAAAAAATTATTTGTTTTTCTCCCACGGCTTCTTTGCTTTTCCAGGAGCGGCATCTTTTGTTTCAGTCTTTTTTTCTGTGAGGGGCTTGCCATCTTTGGATTCATACCCCTTGACGATATTCGATGCCTGATACTGTTCTGTTGCTGCGCGGATTCCTACCTTTACGACAAATGGCTTGTCGTGAAGTTCCTCGGAGTCTTTTGGATGCATTACACCCACCGCACGGCAGATTGCCGAGAGTGCCTGCTGTGCAATTTTCTGTGCTGTCTCGTTCTCATTAACCAAATTGAGCCTGTCGAAGACACGCCTCCCTTGGAATTCGCCATCGACAACATCATAGACAAGCTGGAGATACTTTCCCCGCCCGGTCTTTGTCTCCTTCATCTCGCTTGCTGAAATTACAACAAGATATTCTCCTACTGGTAACGGGTCAAACGTTCCGAGTGGTTCGTACTCTTCTGCATTGAAATCAAGCTTAGTCATTTACTGGCCTCCTTTAGGAAGATACTTTTCAAATTCGGTCCAATCAAGCGATACTGCGTCTGGCATAGAGAAACGGTTCTTTGCCGTGAATGATGCAGTTCCAGAAAGATAAAGCACACGCTCTCCAGTTGCGATTGCGCGGTTTCTCTTCTCACCAAATCCGGCCTCTTCGGTTTTGATAAGTGTCTTATGCGAACAGAACCCAACCACGTCGCTAAACTCTTCAGCAATAGCTGCGGCTCGCTTGTGGAGCTTAAGAGTGTGCGTGTCGTATGCTGGGTGAATTGGATCTTCAACCCGCACTATAGACCCGTGAGCCAACATAACAACAGTCATGTTCTTGAAGTCACGAAGCGCGGTCACATACTTGAAGAACTCGCGCCATTCGGTTGCACATTCAACATACCCCTTTCCATATCCAGGGGCTTCGATAGATGCGACGCCAAGGCGCTTACAGGTTGCTTCCCAAACGAGGGGTTCAAGCCAATCAAGACTATCAATTACCACGGTCTTGAACTCGTGGTTTTCTTTTCCCAACACTTCAAGAGATTCCAGTACTTCGTTAAACGAAGTTGCTAATGGGAACTTCGGAACTTCAAGATCGCCAAGACCATCTTCAGTAATAATAAAGATGGGGCTTGGTGCTTGTGAAGCAAAGGTTGTCTTGCCGATACCAGCCGGACCATAGATAGTAATCCGTGG